GCGCTACGTCGATCGAACAGATCACGCAGGGATTCAGCGCCTTGGCGGCAAATGGCGCATCACTCCAAGAGATGAACGTGATCATGGAGAGCGCCACACAATTGATGAGCGGGTTCGGCGCATCTGCCGAGACTGCATCCGGCATCTTGCAAACAGCTGTCCGAGCGTACGGCGTAAGCCTTGAACAGTTAGAGACGACAACCGATCAACTCGCAGAAGCATCCAAAAGCATCGACATGAGCGTACTCGCGGATCAACTCCAGAAGGTTGGACCGGCAGCGAGCGCGGCGGGCGTATCCCTCGGCGAAACGGTTGCTGGGTTGCTCTCGCTCAAAGAGAAGGGTGCGAATACGGAGCAGGCCGTTCAGGGCTTGCGGAAACTATTCACCGAATTAAGCGCGCCTTCCGAGGCGTTGAAGACAACTCTTGAGGGGCTTGGCGTCTCGCTTGAAGACCTATCGAATCCGGCATTGTCTCTTTCGGATAAGATAAAGTTACTCCGAGACTCCGGGCTCGATGCGGAGAAAGCGTTAAAAGCATTCGGAGCTGAAGCGGGCGCGTCGGTGGCGTTGTTGCTTGAAGACGGTGGCGACGCGATAGACGGCTATATTGAGAAGCTTGAGAACTCTGGCGGCGCGGCCAAAGACGCGGCGAACCGGATGGAAGGATCGCTCAAAGGCGCGATAACCAGCCTCAAGAACTCGTTTACCTCGCTCAAGAACTCGATCGGCGCGTCTGTTGCGCCTTTATTCACCGGCATCGCCAACGCAGTGAAGGGACTTGTGCAGTGGTTCGATAAGCTGCCGGCCCCGATCAAAGGCGTCGTGACGCAATTTGGCGCGATAGCCGGAATGGGCGCGACGCTTGTGGGCGCGTTATCCGCGATCGCCGGGACGATCATCAAATCAATTGATAACTTCAAGAAGTTCGGCGACATAATGAAGAACCTCTACACGACAGACCTGCCAAGGCTTGCAACGGGGATAAAGGAAGTCGGAACCAAGATACTTGAACTCGGGTCAGTCGCGGGGACAAACATATTCAGCGCGCTAAAGGCCGGCGCGGCTGCGGTAACGACGGAGATCAAGAAAACGGCGCAGGAGTTCTCCGGATTCCAAGGCGCGCTCAAAGCCGGGATAGCAGTCGGCGCGTTTGCGGCGATGGCTGCCGCCCTCGGGCCGGTTATTGAGGCGGTTAAGAAAGCGCGTGTCGAAGTCGAGGCGCTCAAAGAAGGCATTGCGGATATCAGCGGAGTTAACATCGAGATGTCCGACCTCGAGAAGTTCACGGCGAACATCGCATCGCTCGGCGGCCTTATACCGGGCGTCAAGGAATCGCTCGAGACAATGTTCATCGCAAACAAAGTAACGGACTACAACAACGCCGTATCTACCAATCTTGACCTGATGGAACAACTCGCGCGCGCGTGGGCGGATTATAACAAAGGCAAACTGACGCTCGAGGAGTTCGCCGCCGTACACGCTGACCTCAACAAGAAGATCGAAGATGTCGTAAAAAGCGCGGGTGGAATCAAGCCGGCATTTGGATCCGCTGCCGACGGCGTGACGGAATTACGCGACAGCATCGACAAGCAAATGAGCGACGCGGCAAACATCGCGGAAGGCAAGGCAAAAGACGCGGCTAGTTCTATTGAGAACGCGTTCAAAAACATCGATGTTCGCCCTGACTTACTTCCGGAAAGCGTTGTCAACTCATTCAAAAGTCGGCTTGGCGAACTCAACTTCAAGACGATCGAAGAATCGGCGAGAAACGCATCAGAAAAGATCAACACGTTCTTTGACGTGCTTGGGAAAGAGGTCGCGGCCAAACTCGGCGTAATAGACGGCTACGAGTTCTCGACGATACCAGGGAAAGCAGCGCAAGCGGCCAAAGACGTACTCAGCGCGTTCGTGGATGTGGGCGTGGACGCCAAATCGGCGCTCGATATCATCAACACAATCGACTTCAAAGGGTTGGCCGTATCGGTGGATGACGCGAAGAAGCGAATCACGGACTCGCTGCTGGCAGTCGGATACTCGGCTACGGAAGCGGAGAAGTTCGTCAACGCGATCGATTTTGACACACTTAAAAAGAACGCAGCGGGCGCAAAAGACGACATTGCGGACGCCTTCACGAGCGCGAAGAATAAAGCGTTGCAAGAGCTTGAAGAGATCGATAACAAGAAGTTTGATATGCTTCGGTCCAATCTTTCAAAAGCGGTCACCGGCGCGATAGAAGAAGCGAACCTCAACATTAAAGACATGAGCGATAAATTGGACAAACTAAACGGCAAGAAGATCGCCGTGACATTCGACTTCGCGGAAGCGGGCGCGTGAGTATGAGTTTAGAAAATATGAAAGCGAAAATAGAAGGGATCGGCGCCGCAATCGACGCGATAAACGCAAAAAAGATTGTGATCCCGTTTGAAAGCGAGGCGGCCGCGAAAATCGATGAGATACAAACCAAGCTGAATGCGCTGATAGAAACGGAAGCGCTTATAAAAGTAAACGCGGACGAGGTAACAATCGCAAAGGCCAAAGCCGAAGAACTGCTGAGCAAACTGTTAGAGATAGAAAACCTCGGTGTGATTAAAGTGCGAATTGAAACGGAGGGCATATAAGATGGCGGACAAAGGCGCTCTCGAAAAACTTAATCACTTATTGGGTCTTGTTGCCGAAATAAACGGTAAAAAGCTAAGCGTAGACGTAGACTCGAACAGCATTAACCAAATGAAATCGGCGCTGACCGGCGTGTCCAACACATTGGATAGCAAAATTGCTAACACTAATGCAGCCGCGCAGCAGCTTGTAGAAGACATTAAGACCGCCGTGTCTGAAGCGTTGGCGGAAATCAACGTTGGTGCCGGGAACATTCAAAGTGCGGTTCAAAACATAGACTTCTCGGCTCTTAAAACATCCGCAGAAGACGTTGCCGTGAACCTTTACGACACATTCAGAGATGCCGGGTATTCGGCTGCTGAAGCGGTCGAAGAACTCAACAACATAGGGTTCGGCGGCTTAATGGAAAACGCTGAAATAGCCGCGGCGGTGGTAGAAGAAACTATCGGCGCTTTGGGCGATAAAGTGGTATCAGACTTTGGAATAGCCATGAATGCGCTTGATTTTGCGACGGTAGATGACAAAGTAAAATCGCTCGCGAACAGCATCATGTCGACGCTATCTGACCTTGGCGTAAGCGTGCCGGACGCGCTGGATAAGATAACGCAAATTGATTTCTCGCCTTTGGCTACATCGGCTGATGCGGCGGCGACTGAGATATACAACGCATTGACAAACGCTGGATATTCCGCAAAAGAGGCATTGATTGAGATCAATAAACTTGGGTTCAATGACCTGATGAATAATGCAACGATCGCCGCGGGCGTGGTGGAAGAAACCATTGGCGCTCTCGGTGAAAAAGTCGCTGCAGACTTTGGCGTGGCCGTTGGGGCAATGGACTTTTCAACAGTAGACAACAAGGTTCAAGCTTTGGCACAAAGCGTGATGGCCGTGCTCTCGGATATGGGTGACAGCGTCCCGGAAGCGCTTAACAAAATCAATCAGATAGACTTCTCTCCAATCTCATCTTCGGCCGAAAACAACTCTCAAAGAATTTACAACGCATTCCGGGAAGCCGGATACAGTTCAGCGGAAGCTCTGCAACAGATGAAAAACCTCAACTTTGACACAACAACTCAAGAAGCGGAGGCGGCCGCGCAAGAAGTGAAAGCGTCGTTCGCACAAGCAGGTCAAGAGGCCGCGGCTGCGTTAGGCGTGGTGAATGATTTAGAGTTTTCCGACATCGACAACAAAGTAGAAACGGCGGCGGCAAATATATATCAAACCCTGTCTAACGCGGGCGTTGACTCTAAAACAGCGCTCGAAGCAATCGACAAAGTAGACTGGTCGGGCTTGAAACCGACAGCCAACGAAACAAAATCCGATCTGATCGCTATATTCCAATCAGCGGGGATGAGCGCGGAAGAAGCGCTCAATCAAGCAAACAAAGTGGAGTTTGAGGTTCTCAAAAGCAAAGCGGAAACTGCGCGCGAATCAGTCGCGGCTTCGTTTCAATCACTTGGAAAGGTTATCAACACCGAGATTGGGCAAGTGAACGAGAAGACCTTCGGACAGTTTGAAACGAACGCTAAAAACACCTTCTCGGCGGTCAGCTCATCAGCTAAAGAACAGATCGACGCAATTGACGCGAAACTTAACGCTCTGGACGGCCGCGTTGTGAATGTGACTGTCCTCGTTACGGAGAAGAAGGGGTGATGAGATGGCCGAAAGCGTATTAGATTCTTTGACTAAAAAGGTCGATCAGTTAGAGACAACAAAAGCCGTTACAGTCAACGCGGACGTTTCAGATGCCCAGTCAAAGATAGAACGGCTTGCGTCGACATTAGAATCAGTCGCAAAAAAGGCAGAAGACCTCGCAAAAAACACGTTAGATGTTGGAAACAGTATCAAAGAAATGGGAGACAATATTGCTAAGTCGTTGGGTGTGGCTTCTAACGCGCTTGACATTGCGACTTTAGACGATGATATAGAATCGCTGTCAAACAAGATCATGAGCGTACTTGCGGATATGGGGATTGGCTTAAAAGAGGCCGAAGATAAGGTTAAAAAGATGAACTTCTCCCCTCTCGAAAAATCGGCAGACGAGGCGGCAGCCGAGATATACAAACTCGCCGAGCGCATCGATGCGTTGACAAGCAAAGAGGCCGAAGATAAGGTTAAAAAGATGAACTTCTCCCCTCTCGAAAAATCGGCAGACGAGGCGGCAGCCGAGATATACAAACTCGCCGAGCGCATCGATGCGTTGACAAGCGCGGGGTACACGTCCGAAGAGGCACTAAAAGAACTAAACAACCTCGGGTTCGAGAACGTCACCAGATCGCTTGAGAAGCTCGGCGTGGCATTGGGCAACGTTGGCGCGAAAGCAAACACTGAGGGAATCGATAAGCTTAAGGATTCGCTATCGGATTTCCCAGACGCAAGCGGCATTTTTGACGGCATCGATTTCGACGCAGTAAACGCGCAATTTACAAACATATCCACACACACAGGCAAGTTAAAAGAAAAACTTGAAGCTCTTACCTCTGTAGTTGTCGGGATCAATGTCGCTCTAAAAGATGTAAATGATAACTTAGGCGACTTCCAACAAAAAGCACAAGACGCCTCCGGCGATATGGCTGATTTAGTTGAGAAGCTCAAGGAGATGTCCGAACACACAGGCAAGTTAAAAGAAAACCTTGAAGCTCTTACCTCAAAAACCTGGACGATCAACGTTGTATACAACGAAACCAAACAATAAAGGCGGTGAACGCCGTGATACTTGAAGAGCTTATAGCGATTAGAAAAGAACTCGAGAACATACAGAACATAGACATCAACATTGACAAGCAGATCGATAAAATTGTCGACGAAAAACTTGACTCGTTACGGCGCGAGTTACGGCGCGAGTTGGATCAGCAGGTGAACGGTGTTATTACCCCACGTGTGAACGATATATACGCCAGAATGTCGATAAACGAGCACAAGACTACGCAAACCGAACGCGAGATCAAAGAATTGCCGAAACGCTTCTTGAGGAGACAATAAGATGGCGGCCTACGTATCGAGAATCATCACAAGCATTGCCGATCTCAAGATCGAATCATTCAGCGCAACACACAACCGCGGATATACCCCGAACACGGCAGAGCTAACGATCGTCACAAAGAAGACCGAACCGTGTCCGTTCGCGCTTGGAACAGAGTACATATTCTACGCGAAATCAGAATCGGAGCCGGGTGTAGGTTCGCAATCAGAAGCCTTCCGCGGTTATCCTTATCAAACAAGATGGGAAGAAACAGCGGACAGCACACATAAACGATGGTACGTGAGTTTCATCGATGCGCTCGGCGAGATTGAATCCTACGACGTCGACATCAAACCGACAGGCGAAGGCACGGACGCGTTGCAAGACTTCTACAAAACCACGCTCCCAGCAGCTTACTACGGCGCGACAATCGAGAGCTTCTCGTTCCAAGGGAATGGGTTGCAAGGGTTGAGAGAGTATGACGCGTATCGTGGTTACTGCCCGTATGGAGGCGATGGTGACGAGGTCGGATCGGCGTTTGACCGGACGAGCGGATATATTCGCATCGTGTCTGGCGGCGATAGTCTCCCGGGTTCTTATGCCGTAAAGGTACGCGCGCCGTTTACCGATCCAAGCGGGGTGGCAGAAGAAATATCTGTGACGTATAACACGGCGTCTCAGCAATGGTGGACGCCGTTCGCCGCGAAGAACGATGACGAGGATAAAGGGTTCATACTTTTTATGACCTACGTCAAACACGCTCAGGTTTATGTGGAAGAGGGAAGCATCGATCAGTTATATTTTGACGACACGAATACCGCATTCAACGTCTTTACGCAATCGTTCTACGAGGAAAAGATATTCACGAACAAGCTCTCTGATCTTGGTCTGTCGTTTGCGGAAGGGACATGCAAACCGTTTTTCATTATCCCGGATGACGATGACATATTTTTAATACTCGCCATACCGAGGATGGCGAGTACATTAGAATGGATAACGGAGTTTGGGGAATATGTTGAAGACACTGACCCGGACGCAATCAACATTCAGCCGATCGAAGCTTTGGCTAACTACGAAATGCAAATGTTCAAACACAGGCTCCCCAACTACATCACTCTCCACATCCTCTCACAATCCGCAGAACAGATACACTGCGCGAACGTCTCGCATGAAGTGATCATCGGTGACGAAGCCGAAGCGGACGTGATCGATATGCCGCAGATACTTGATCTTGACGCGTTGAACGCGGTTGCAAACCACGAATACAACGAGCGCCTCTACAACACCGAAACGACTTGCACATATGAACACGGAATGTTAGGCTCGATCCCGCTCGCTGTGCATTTTCCGACATCGAAATCCGCGCACACATATCAGGGCGCGAATTGCGTTCTTGAGCGGACGGAAATAAACTACGACCTCTCATCCGGGGTGGTCGTGACGCTCACGTTCAAGGAGAAAGCGAACACCTCCGGGACGATGAAGGTATTCCCCGGAAACATCTTGTACCGCAAGATCGCCGAATCCTACGCGAACGCCCCAAGCATTATAACCAACATCGAGTATTGTTGGATCGATCGCGTGACCGGCAAGACAAAGATACGATGGAAGGACGACACGATATCTGAATACTCGCAGAACGAGATCGAGATCGGGGAGAATGGCGTGTTGCTTTGGAAGGCGCCGCTAACTAAAAAGGAGAAGTTCAACTACTTATGAGCATAAGCGCGAAGATGTTCGGGTTTCTTCCCGTGATGAACGGGCGGATCACGTTTGATGAAGAGCTGAAAGGGATCGTGTGTGCCGCTAACTACGGCAGCGACTATAACATCGTAACCGTAGAATTAAACGAAGAAACGCAAACCGCTACGTTGAATAAAGTGTTTGATACAAACATTATAGCCGGTTCTGGGCTTAACATTTATGATTATCGACCGTTTATCTATGATAGAAAAATTCAACGTTGTTACTCAATAGTTCAAAACGCCGATTATAAATGGCATGTTATCAATTCTTCTGTTGACGATGAAGGTGTAGCAATACACACGCCGATCGGATTAACAGAGTTTGATGATGTTGGTGGCGCTTTTGTGTATGCCACTAATCTCGCAACCGAGACAGCATCTACACGCGCGTTTTACTATTCAACAAACAGAAAATATATGTATATTTTGCTTAAACTATCAGACAATACGCATAAGTGGGTAAAAGTTGCGTTATCAAGCGGTACGCAGACACTTATAAATGAAGAGATATATGATTCCGAGCATTATGACGGCTGGCCGGAGGATGTTGAGACAGATGATGTTGCGGAAGCAGGCGAAATACTTAGCAATCCGCTTTATTATGATGAGTTGACAGGAACCCCTGACGATTTTCCGGAAGCACTACATCTTAATTTTACAACAAAAGATACTGGGGATACTCTAATTGGAAAATGGGCCGGTGGGGTTCTCACACCATCAGGAAAAGTAGTATTTGTACCATATAATTCAAGCTATGTTGGAGTATATGATCCAGAATCCGACGAATTTATAGCAGGGTGTTACACTACACCTGGATATTCTAAATGGGTTACGGGTGTTTTAACTGCATCTGGGAAAGTGGTATTTGTGCCTTGGAGGTCGCGCTATGTTGGTATATATGACCCAGAATCAAACACATTTAACACTTGTGATATGGGGAGATCCATCAACGCGAGGTTCGGGGGTGGAGTCCTTGCACCATCAGGAAGAGTAATATTTGTTCCTGCCAAGCACCCTAATATAGGAATATATGACCCGAGTTTAAACACTTATGCGGAAAAGCCATTAGGCTTAGTCGGTTGGCAGGGTGGAGTCCTCACAACGTCTGGAAAAGTGGTATTTGTTCCCCGCAATACACAACTCATAGGAATATACGATCCTGTTTCAGATTCATTTGCCACAAATGACACTGGCGTAACAGACGGCGGGCCTTACGGCAGTGATTATAAAGGCAATTGGATAGGTGGAGTTTTATCCCAATCTGGTAAAGTGGTATTCGTGCCATATTCAAGTAGATATATTGGGATATATGATCCAGATACCGATTCTTTTAGAACGAAAGACACAGAAGACACGACCCTTTCAAAATGGGTTGGTGGTGTTTTACTTAGCACCGGCGAAATATTATTTGTTCCTTATAATGTCGGATACGTTGGCATATATAATGAAGAAGAAGATACTTTCGCGATTAAAAACACAAACAATGCAGCTTATAACGAATGGTACTACGGGGTTGTTTTGCCTTCAAATAAGATAGTGTTAGTCCCGTTTTCAAGCAGGTATATTGGAATAATAGATCCTACAAAAGAGTTATTTACTATTTCTCTCAAAACTGATTTTATTTATAATTCGCCAAACAAATCAGAGCTAAACAGAATCTTTGTTAGCACACGGCAGATAGAAGAGCCTGTTCCACCATTAAAAGAAACAATTTATTACTTAAACACATTTGATAAATCTAATGTAATTAGTGCGACCGGATACAAAACCATCGATGGCGAAACAACCTATTATCAAGACATCGATTATACATTGATGGAAGTAAAACGAATCGGATTATACAAATATGGAAGTGTAAGCCCTTATCAGGGTTTTTATTCCGATTGGCATGATCCGCTTCCATTTATCAGCGTAGGCGGGCAGACTTATTTACTCGTAGCTAAAAACGGGCGAAACGGCGAAGGTGAAGAGACACACACGCTTGGATTCCTCAATATTGATACGCGCGCGTTTATCTCAACCGGCAGAACAAGTTATGATTCTACGCCCCATATATATGTTGCTCCCGATAACTCTTATGCTTTATTGGCGCCGGATACTTCAAACCCGATAATGCTATTTACAAGCGGCGATTTTTCAAACACAAACTTCAAAAGCTTAATAAACATCGATACGATCGAACGCAAAAAAACGTTGATGTGGACTTTTCTTTCAAGCTCATCCATCCCCCCAGCAATCATTGATTATTCTCCGGCTTTCTCTAAAATATACGCAATAGACTGGGAAACATACAGCAATATGCCAATTATCTCAAACAACAAGATATACGCAAGCTTATCCGAAGGATACTACATTTATGACGGCAATGACGGCAACATCGGAAAGTTGATGCTTACTGATTTCGACGAAGACGACGAACCGGGAGACTTCTATATT